ATCGGTGTAGCAAGAAAACAAGTTACAAGACCTCCAGAACTAGTTTGTACTGAATTGATTCCAATACCATTTGAATTATTAATTGCAAAAATTTTATGTTGAGTAGAATCTAAACCTTGTATTGGTGCAATGATATTTACATCTGAGATTGTTTGACCTGGTACCAATGCTTCAAGAGAAACAGTATCAACAATTTTATTACTGGAGGGATTAAATAAAATTAAATTTGGAGGAGTTGTATAGTCTGTACCACCATTTAAAATATTGGTTCCTGTAATAGTATCTAAATTATCAATATTTAATATTGATGGAATGAATACTTCAGGTTGTAGTGTTTTATCAGCAGAATACTCATAACCTACATCTAAGACTCTTACTCTTTTAATTCTACCAATTTCATTTGATTGAGCAACTATATTTGCATTTTGACCTTCGTTAGATATTATTTTTTTGAATACTGGTAGTTTTTTATAGTTAAATCCATTAGATAATATTTTTAAATTTTTAATTCCACCAATGACATTTTTTGATTTTGTTGAATATTCTATTTTTTCACAATTATCTTCATTGTATTGTAAAAATTCAGGTAATTTTGGAGAGAAATTAAACGTTTCAGGTGTAACTTCAGATATTCTATAATCTCCATTGTAAATACTATCTACAAAAATAATTTGTGAGTAATTTTGTACATCTTTATCAGCAGTGCTTATAAATCCACCTTTTGTCAAACCATAATATAAAACAAATGGTGATGAATCAGTGTGTTCTAAAGTAACTGTTGCACCTATTGGATCACTATCATCCGTTCCAATACCTATTATTCCTTTTTTAATTACATTAAATGATGTTGAGTCCTGAGAACTTAAATATTCATTTTTTCCATTGTCATAGAATATTTTAAAGTCAAATCCTGCAAGTGTAGTTGTTGATAAACCAAATGTGAGTTTTGAATTTTTATATACTTTAATTTGTGGATTTATGGGGGAAATTTCTTGATTATTACCACCTGTTCCTGCTGTGATATTGATCAATCTAATGGGATTTGCAGACAAATCATTAAATGTTTCAGCTAATTGGAAAAACTTGCTATTAATTTTTGAAATATAATATTCACCACTAGGTATTGCAGTGCCATCACCAGTATAAAATACTTTATCACCAGTGTTAAATCCATGAGTTTCAATACCAATTCGGTTTGTCTCAACACTAGAACTAGTAAATTTAATTGTATTTACTAATAATTTCTCAAACTCTGAGTTATAATGAACTTGTACAGGTGCAGTTGTGTTTATTCCTACAGGAATATTAGGAACAACATTAATTGTAACTATGTCTCCATTTTTTAAATTATGAGTTGTAGTATTTGCAACAGATACTTTAGTAGTTACAGTACTTACGATTTTATCAATATCACCTGTTACTTGTTCATATTGTGATGTTAGATTATAAAGATGAGTGTTTATACCTGTAACACTACTTGCATTTGATTTAAAAAATAATCCTTCACTTGTGCCACCAACTTTAATAGTGCTTAAACCAATATAATCTTCACTTTTTTTAATTACAAATAATTCTTGTGAATTTCCTGAGAATGGAATAGAGAAATTTCCACCAAGATCATTTGGATTATTAGTATTTGCTACCGCAATCTCTTTATTAGGAACATTAGGAACATTTAAAATTACTTTTTGACCAGTTATGAAGGGATGATTTGGAAGATATATTTGTCTATTTGAAATTGGTATTGATTTAATTGTTTCACCAACAAAATATTTACTTGTTATTCCAGTCCCATCTGTACCAATTCCTATTTGTTGTGGTGCATTGAAATATATAACATCATTTACCTTTGATTCAAATTTTCTAGTTTGAACAGGTATATTAATTAAATTATTCAATAAGTCTATATTTGAACCAAAAGTATGAGCAATTCCAGTATTTCTTACAACTCGAATTACTCTTTGGTCTTCAAATGCATTTAAAACTTGTAATGTTTCAGTATCTGATGTATTTCCTGAACCAACTCTTATTCTACTATTTGGTGATATATTTTCTGGAAGTTTATTAACAAAAATATCTTCAATTGCAACATTTCCAAGTGAAACAACATTCATTGTTTTTGATAAACCAACACGACTAGTGCTAATTCCTATTGAGAATGAGTCAGTAAGTTTATTAATTGAAGTGCTTAATCCTGAAACAAATACATAATCCTTATCATTTAATTCTATAAAGGGTGAGTATTTTGCACTTACGGTGTCTTTGTCCACCCAAGTAAAGACTAAATCTTCAAATCTATCAAGTTGAGTAACAATTGATGATACTCCCAGACCTATAATATCACTAACTTCTGCTTTAAGTCCTGTTCCATTTGTATCTGTATTATCAAAAGATGTAAGATCACCAACTTTATATCCAGAACCTGGATTCAAAATATTTAATGATTTTACCTCTCCACTTGTTACTGATTGTACCTCAGAGGATTGTCTAATAAATTCATTAGACTCATTAATAAAATCATTATTTGCAAAGGGTTCATTTACATTATAGGGGAAAGTATTTCTAGTAAGATTTGAATTATTAAAATCAAAATCTTGGTTTAAGATAAGATTTTCTTGTATTAATGGGTGTCTAAAGGTTTTTCCAATAAAATAGGGATAAGCACCAACTAATTTACCATTGAGATTTTGTTCAACAGTTGCAAAGTATGCATAAACACCATTTGGAAACTCTGGTGTTTTGCAAAATCTTCCATTGTGAATATCTAAATCTCCCGAAGCATCAAAAATAAAATCATTTATGAAAAATCCGTCTTCAAACTCAGATGGTCTATTAATTACTTTGCTTTTATCTTTACTATAAGATGATTCAATAATTTTTAGAGGAGAACTTATATTATTTGGATCTGAGTAACCAAACGGTCCATATATTGGGTTTCCATCATATGCCCAACCTATAATAGATGAGTGTTGATTTATTTTATCAAAATCACCATTTTCTAATTCAGTAAATGTATCTTTTTCTAAATTTTTTATTAAAGATTGGTTACAACCAATGTAGTTAAAACTTAAAAATCCAGTTCTTGATATTAATGCACTATCACCTATTCTTTTCTGTTTATTAATTTGTAATCTTCTTATTTTAGCATCAAAAGCACCATTTATTCCACTACTAACAACATCTGCAATTGTATTACTTGAATCATATCCTATACCAGAATTTATTACAACAGTATCTACAACTTTACCATTTTCAATAACAGGTCTAACTATAGCACCTGCTCCAACACCAGACGATATTACATTTATATCAGGAAGTGATGTATAACCCTCTCCTTGCTCTGCAACAATAACATCAACTATTTTTCCATTTGCAATTACAGGTGTAACCTCTGAGAATTTACCAGTTTTTATTGATATTTTTGGTTTGGATAAATTATTTAAAATTTTTGAACCAAAATCACTACCAGATTCATATAGATAAGCACCAGTGAATGACCCTCTAACGACTGGAGTTATATTAAATGAACCTGTTACTGTACCACCATAACCAACTTCTAAATTAACTTTAATATCTGGATATTTGAAGGTTTGATAACCAGTACCAGTTGAATTTAATCCTACAAACTTTCCTCTCTCAAAATCTAGTCTTGAAGTTCCTCCTACACCTGCATTTGCCAACTTAAATGAATTATCATCTACTTTCATTACATAATATGATGATGTAGTTGTTAGACCCTGAATTGCTTTTGGCATTGTGGATCCAATACCAACCATTGGAGAATAATTTATAATATCACCATGATTAAATCCATGATTATTGAAATTAACTGTATCATAAGATGTAGATATACCTGAAGGTTTGACAATTAATTTACGATGCTGATAACCTTCACCTGAATTAATAACTTTAATATCAATGATTGTTTTTTTAGAACTTGTTCTTAGTACATGAATACCATTTACAGAAGTATCTGTAGATAAACCAACAGTGTTAATACCAGAAAGGGCATCATTTTGTGAATTATAAAGTTTAATTGTAGATGTATTAACAACACTTACAAAATATGGATCACCACTTGCTAGAGTTCCTATCTTTGTATTTGTGCCATCAAAAGCAACACCAATGGGTAAAGAAGGATTTCCGTTATTAAGGTAAAAAACTGAATCACCTGTTTCTAAATTGTGTTTTTCAGTAAAAGTAATAGTTTCATCAGTTATATCTACACCACCACCAAGTGCTAATGGTCTACTATCAAATAGAAGTTCTCTAAATCTATCACCCATCACCGCTTCTAAAACACATCCATCACCATTTCCACCTGTTAAAGAGATATTTTTAACTGAAGATATATCAAAATCTTGAGGGTCTATGAATACTTGTTTTACAGATCCAGATAAAATTGGTTCTGCTTTTGCCTCATCTCCTACTTCATTTTCTATTTCTATTGTTGGAGGATTTATTACATCATAATCATCTCCACCATTCAGTAATTCTATATCCTCTAAAAATCCATAATTTATGAAATCTTCTGATACAGGAGATCTTAATTCAACTCCATTTTTTAATATACCAATATCAGTGATATTTTCATCATTATTTGTTGAAGCAAATAAATTTTGATTTATTGGAAACTTTCTTAAAATTTTATTAGCACTTATCTTTTTATTGTGATGTCTTAATAATGTAAATGTATATTGATCCTTATCTGATGCACCTATACCAATTTGAACTGTGCTCGCTGTCCCGATTTGTGTTCTAGATGTATGTAATGATATTTTAGTTACATTAATTCCAGCACCTTCAAATTTTGGATCAACATAATAAATATTGCCATCGTTAAGACCAGGTATTGCACTTACAGGGTCATCATTAGCAGAATTTGGATCCTTTACTGCATTATAGACAACAGCATCACCTTTAATTAATTTTAAATCTCTATTTAAATCAAATTTAAGGAAATTATATAAACCATTAATAGGATTTTGACCCTCAACTGATGAGAGATTAATACCTATTATAGTTTCTTTAATTACTTCATCAGTTATTTCAAAACTTGGAAGCGAATTTGAAGCAACATAACCATCTGTATCACCATCCACGTATACATTTAATACATCTGATATAATTTCGTCATTTCCTTCTCTAATTTCCGTTCCTGAACTAGAAGCTTTATTTACAACTCTACGAATATCATATTCCTGCCCAGAAACTGGTGTAAATCCAAGATTCGTTGTTGCTATTTGTGTCTCAGATATTATACTTGAAATATTAAATTCACCATCAACTTCAAGTCCATTTCTCTTTACTACCTGAAACTTATCTCCTACTTTAAGAGAAGATTTATCTATTTTAGTTTTTAGTGTAATTGTTCCACCAACTCCACCACCAATTTCTTCTTGAATATTGCTTATTTGAAATCTTGAACTTGTATTGTAAATCCAAATATTTGCAAATTTTTCTTTATTTGTTAAACCATCATTAGATATTTTTTCACCTATATTTTTTACAAATATGGTTTCCCCTTCATTTACTAAATTTACTTTATTATCATCAACTATTAAATTTGATAGAACACCTGTAACTCTTAATTCAATTTTTTTATTTAAATCACCATTTTCATAACCAAATATATTACTATCTTCTCTTATATTATCAGCAGTTTTGATAGGTTCACCTATACCAGTGCAATTAAAAAATTGATTTATCGATTTTGACTCATAACTAATTTTATTATTACCACTTATAATTGTACCTGTAGTTCCAAATCCTACTGTTGAGTCAACAGAGATAATTGAATCAGTTGTATTAACGTCTGATAAAACTTTTGTATTAGGATTTACCTTAAAAATACCTTGAATCAAATCTCGGTCACTATAACCGACAAATAATGAAATTTTATAGTATGATTTTTCTTCTCTTGTAAATATTTCTACTTCTGAGACAGATGCATTGGTTTGTAAATCATCGCTTTTAAATATAGTCTGTCCTACTAAGTTTTTAGGTTGTCCATCAGCTGTAATTAAATCTGCAATTATAACTTCTCTTCTTATAAATTCTGCATCTGAGGGTTTAATTATATTTTTTTCAAGATCAAGAACTTTTGATTCTACTCCATATAATACTTTAAATAATATTTTTATTGATTCTTCAATACCTTTTGATTGATAGAATGAACGAGCAAATTTAACAAAATTACCAACGTCTAAATCATCTGCAAGTTTTACATCTTCAAAACCAGGTAAAAAGGTTTTCTTTAATTTTTTGTAAAACTCTTGTAAAAATAAGACAGATAAATTTTGAATTGTTGCACCACTAATATGTGATGTGGCTGATGTTTCTTCAAATTTTATACTTTCTCTATTAACATCTATAAGTGATGAAGATACTCCTACATTATATCCTGTAATACCACTAAAACCACGTAAGCATCCAGTAAACGAAGTAGATGTTATCCCAGTATAAGATATTATCTCATCATCTATCTTCAATAAACCATACTCGGATGGAAACCCCTTTGTGCTTGGGACATTTATAGTAGTATCAGTTGATTCTATACCAGATGTAATTGAAGTGACACCCACAATAACTTCTGGAACTAAATTATCAACCTTTAAATATTGATCAAAATTGCTAATTAAATCAGTTGGACCTCCCTGAAATTCTTGGGAGATATAATATTGTTTTAAAAATTTAACAGCATCAGGAAAACCAGCTGAGATGAACTCTGGCAACTGGTTCTCAATAATGGTATTAACCTTTATTCTTTTGTCAAATTGTGACATAAATTATTTCCTCTCTAAAACTCCATTTGAGTAACTTGAGGTATAGTAATCTCTAGTAAATACAACACCTGATACATCTTCTCCTGATGCAATTACGTCCTTCACCATATTTATGTTACTATTTGAAATGTCCAGAGAGATGTACAAATCCTTTAATCCTACTATATCGTTTGATTCTGGGAAAGCTTGTATTTCAATTAAATCGTTTTCCGCTATTGTTGATGTAAAATTGATTGTGTTTAATAGTATCTCACCTTTTTTATAATCAACAGAACCTGCTTCTTTAACAAGAACAGTTATATTACCTTTTTGATCCTTAGTTACAACACTAATTGTACCCTTCATACTACCATCAGGATTGCCAGAGATGTCTTTATTTGGAGTATCTGTTAGATAAGATATTGATGTGCTACCAGCAATCGTAAAACCAGTGCTCTTAATATTAAATCCAGAGGGATTTATATGGAATTTATTTCCAAAACATAATTCATATTGAGCAAACTGATTTAATAATGCATTTAAATCCCTTCTAATAATGACTTTTGTAATGTTAGAGGTAATCCCATCACTGACTCTATCAATTAATTGGTTTACTTTACTATATTTGAATCTACCACCGAATTTATTCATTTCAACGTTGTCTGCATAACTTCTCAAACCCGCCATGATATCTGTGCGTAAAGTATTAGACGATGCAACTTTTAATGGATCATAATAAACGTTTGAATCAAGTTCAACATAAAGTATTTTAAGATCAATTATATCTGCGTTAATACCAGCAATCGCATAACTTTTTAATTTACTTTTAATTTGAGTTTTATCAAAATCTGATATAAATGTTCCATTTTTTGGTTTAATACTAATTTGCACCTTACCAAATTGTGGTGGATCTAATTCTTCACCTCCAACAACTGAAACTGACTCAGTTTGAGGATAAATTTGATTTATAATTGCCTCATAATCTCTTGATGTAACTGCTCTATATTGTGCTGAGTACAGTCTTGGTGCAAAATACTTAATAGAAGACACATCTTCTACTTCTGCCCCACTAGAGGCACCTGAGATGGTAGTTACAGTAACTGTATCTACTGGTGTAACGAATACTCCAGAGTCATTTGTAAAAGTACCTTGAAAATTGAAATTTGCAGGACCATTTCCGTCTTTTCCCTCAGTTACAATATAAGTTGCAGTAACTATAGACTCATCTTTTAATTTTCTACCAAAAAACCCATCTCCAAATAATATTTCATATCTTTCATCTTGTACTTCTTGAGCAAGGTATATTTCTGAGTTCTGGTTTAACTTTAATATATTATCAACCTTTTGATACTTTCTACCAATTGAAGCTGAGTTTTTATCCTTTACAAATACGTTTAATGTTGAAGCATCTATGTTAGCACTATCAATCAAAAATCTTTGATCGATAGATGTATCGACTACGTATTGTCGTCTTAAGTATGTTCCTTCATATATTAGTATATTTTGGTCAAATTCTGCAAATACATTAGTTCCAATTGTTTTTATTCTTGTAGATGAGATATTATCAGGAATCGAGAATCTAAATGTAGTATTTTCGTTATTTCCTACACAAACAAGACCTGCTCTTAATGTAATTGCCCTTGGAACTGTATTTGGATCAGGAAATACACCTAAATCAACATCATTTATTTTTATTGTTGCTATTGCTGCTCTTTTTGAACGGGGAACATAACCAATATTTCTTGCAAGCGAAACTACATTCTCACGAATCACTGCAGAATCTAAAAATGATTCATTTGCAACTAAATTTGCATTAAATGAATTAATATACGTATTATATGCTAAAGTATCAATTAAAACAGAGAAGTTGGAACCCTCAAAATCAAAACTATCAAAATCTGAGTTTGATCTTAAAAAATTTTTAATTTGTACTTTGATTTCATCAAAGTTTAAACTAGTGTATTGAATAAAGGGCATATTATCTGTTAGGTTCTAGTAAAAGACTGAAAGACTGAGTTGGAAGTGCCAATCCAGTAATATCAAAAAATACCTTTACATCAAGTTCATTTAAATCAGGTCTTCCAACCACTTCAATTCTAACATTAGATACTCTTGGTTCAAAGTTTCTAATAGTTTGACGAATTTGGTCTTCAATAACTGTAATAGTCGTTCTTGAGAAGTTTTCAAACAAGGAATCCCGAATGTCTGTACCTATTAAAGAGTTAAAAAACCTTTCAAAGGGTATAGTTTCAACTAAATTTCTTACAGATCTAACGATTGCACGTTCGTTCACGAGTATAGGAAGGTCATTTGTCACTGGATGTGGTTTAAATGACAAACTTATATCCTTAAATGCTCTTGATTTGCGTGTAATCGCCATTATTGGTACTTTTAGATTTATTTATACCCTATCTTGTATAATCATTCATCACATAATCATCGCTATCAAAATATTCAAGTATCCACCATGCCACTGAACGGGGATTTTTGTTACCACAGGTGAAAATATCAATCGCAACACACTGTTTTTCTGGCCAGGTATGGCAACATAGGTGACTTTCAGCAAGAGTTACGTTACAAGTGACACCATAAGGGTCAAAACAATGAGTAAAGGTGTTTAATACCTCTAAATCTTCACTTTTACAAGCACTAACGCACCTTTCTTCAATTTTTTTCGCATTATTTAACTTTTCAAAGGGAACATTGTATATTTCAATGAGAGTATGATTGCCCATATGAGCATTTTTAACGTGTTTCATCCTAATTCTGGTTCAATGTGAATTTCAACGACTTTATAATCATCCTCTAAGACTTCTTTGAGGTAATTTTCATCCCAATAGTCATAATAATTGGTTTTTGCAAGTTTTTTTCTTGCATCAGTGAGTTCTTTTCTTGGTTGGCACAACACTAAATTGTATTTTCCGTTATTTGTTTGAATTCCTTGTATGTATGTCTTTGTTTTTCCATGATCAGCGATGAATTTGTAGTCAGGATAGTTGCGATTATAGTCGTCAACCGCATCATATAAGAAATTTGCGTCAATATTATCTTCAACTATGTTTATTATAACGTCAAAATCAGAATTTGGCACAATTTGATGTAATTTTTGCTCTTGAATACTAAAATTAGCACCTGACGCATACGGGCAGATGCTAAAATTGCCTAATTCTGGTCGAATTTTAGATAATTGACCAATCCAATGTAAAATATATCTACTCTTCTCGTCTTTCATCGGGTGTTGTCCAGAAATAATCATCACAATCACCTAATCG